CGGCTCTGCCCCTATTTGACTAGCTAATTGTGCCGCTTGTTGTGCTTGTTGTTGCCTAGCTATCTCTGCTCTAGCTAATTGCTCCGTAGGATTAGGAGAAGAAGCCCCTAAAAACCTGCCCGGCACATCTACAAGTTTCCCAGTTTTAATATCTATACCCTGTTGTGAGTTAGGCATCGGTAAAGCTTGAGGTGGCGATGGTGTAGGTTGCTGTGGTGTAGGTTGTTCAGGCAATTTAAGTATACTTGGGTCTACCTTAGGTAATCCTTCTTCTAAAACACTTTTATTTTTTTTAGCCATTATTCTTTTTGTAGATTAACCCCCGTTTCTTTTGGTTGAAAGCCTACCTGTCCCGTATTTTTAGCTTCCGATGCCTGTTCGGTTTCTTTTAGAGATATAGGTCTTTCAAATTCTATTTTAAGACCTAACTTACTCCAGATATCCGCTTCTAGCTCGGTTTGCTCCGAAATATATACTTGTTCAAAAGTTAAATATCCTACCTTAGAGGATGCTTCTGTAAACTGTTCACTACCACCCAGAATAATCTTAGGTATACCTACTGCTTGATAAAAGAAGTTTTCTAGGTATTGTATCCATGTTATAGGGTCTTGTATCTGAATTTGGTCTTCTTTAAACTCTACTGTGCCTTTTGGAATGACTAAAACCTCGCCCTTCTGAATAGCGTCCTTATATTCAGTCATAAAGGCGTTTCTCTTTGTACTATCATCCGTATCTATCTCAATAATCCTAACAGGGATGACATTTCTATGCAATAGTTTCCTATAATCAGTCATAGCCTCATTTCTAGCATCTATTACCCACTTGCAGGCATCTATAACGCTAATTCCGTGTATTTCGTCCCCGATTCTATCGTTACATAAATGTAATATTTCTTGAGGTTTAAATTTAACCTTAGTCCCGTCTAAATTCTTATACTCATATCTTTTAATTATCCCATTTTTACCGCAGACTATCCTCATTCTCTCCGCAGAAATAGGTTTTAAGTTAATTATTTTATTCCCTTCTTTAATTATCTCTGCAAAACTATCCCCGATAATCTTCTTCATAATAAGCATATTCTTCAAAATAGACTGAAAGGTATCCTCGCCCCATCCAGTTATATGGTTTAATATCACCTCTGTCCCAGTGTCCGTCGTATATCCCTTCCCGGCAGTCCACATAGCCAGAGCATCAACAGCTTTTTTTAATTCCGGGATATTCTTGTAATATCCGAGGTTTTGGTTTGCGCTTGGAAAATCCCAGTAAGTTTCGTCGGAGCTAGAATTATCTAAAGCTGCGCTATCTACCGAATAGTCATCTATATCCCTATCCAATACTGTTGTTTTTGATATGTTAAGCTCAGCCATTTTATAAGTCCACCTTATAAGGTACCATGAATTTTAAATATGTATCGTTATAAAAGTCAAGATTAGCATTAGCCCTAGCCGGGTCTTTTTGTTTATAAGTAGAATTACCTCTGCCCGCTCCATCTTTCCATATTAAAGCGTATGTTTCACTATCGTTGCCCTCATGAGAGTAGTTTATCAAATTAACCCTTATCTTTTCTCCTATTGCGAAAGCCGTAGTAGGTATAGGCACAGATAACAGCAATTTAGTAGACGCGGAGCTACCAGAATTTTGGTCAAAATTAAAGGCTACCCCAGACGCGGAAGCTAATAAAACCGTGCTATTATCCGATAAGACTTTATAGACATTAGCATCTATTCTTTCCTCGCCGTTTCCCCCTTGGTGTTCTACTGTTTGAGAAACATATAAATTACCCGAAACTATTTGGGGTAAATTATACAATAAGTCCCAGTTATTATTATCAGTAATAGTCCATGCCGAAGACATAGCTACTTTTTCCATTAGTAAAAGCGAAGGTAAATCTTCTGTGCTTATAATATTTGTAGTCCCATCAGTAACACCATAATAAGTAATATAACCTAGTCCTTGAGCTGCATCCGTCCAACTATAACTTTTTATCCCGCCTTCTCCACCCCTTATAAAAGTCTTTTTCTGCATTAACTTACACTCCCGGAAATAATAAACTGTTTATATTTGTCATCTCTAATTAAATTAACTATTTCTACTACCTTGCTCCATAACACATCTAGAATGGTTTGTGCTTCTACTCTAGAGGTATAACCCGCCATATTGTATTTAACAGCGTTCATAGCAGCATAACTAGCCGCGCCATCTTCTAATAGTGTTTTGCCTATTGCCGAACAACTAGCATAATTGGTAACCCAATCATATTTAGCCTGTACAGAAAGAAAACCCTCTGCCTCATTTATAAGTGTTGTATAATTAGCAGCTGTTAATGCCGTAGAAACAGCACTTCCTGCCTGTAATTTAACAGCTCCGCTTGTACATAATGTTTCAGTCATTTTAGTTTATTACCTAGCCTAATTAACTTATCATTTAGTTCCGTTATCATCTCGCATAAAGCATAAATATCATCAGAAACAGGGGTCTTCTTAGCTTCTTCGCCCTTTTTGTCTGCTAAAATAAGTTTTTGAGTTGTATATTTTGCTGTAAATTCCATATTATATAGACTTAACCCAAATATTTAAAGGTTTGTACTTGACACACCACGCACACCTAACTAGAGCCTCTGCGGTGTGTGTGTAATTGCCGAATATCTTTAAATGGGGTTTCCCGTGAGCGTCCACCGTATACTCGTATTGCACAGATTTAAGACTATTAAATATCTCAGGGTCATCCAAAAAGGCTATATCTCCCGTTTCCATGAGCCTTAACAAATTAGTATAAAGTACTTCTTTGAATATCCTCTCTCGCTTATCCTCTTTATAGTCTACTATCCTCTTACTATTATTTATAGACACCAGTTTCCTTTTAATATCGCTGTTGTCTAATAGGTGGTCAAATACTCCCACCCCGATTCCCTCATCATCAATAAAAATATTATTGAAATTGTATAGACTGTTTAGGTTAATTATATGTCTTGTTGTGTCGGATAATAATGTTTTCTTAGTTACTTGGTGTTCAACCTGTTTTATTTTATTATGATGGTATTTTACAATAGCAAATGTACTTAAATCTTCCCCCATTCTTCCAATATCAACCCCTAAATATGTATCTTGTTTATCTATACTTTCTGGTCTTTTTCTATTCATGCATTTTAAAATTAACTCATCGGGAAACCATTGCGCTAACTCATCCATAAATAAACCTAAATATTCTTGTCCAAACCTTACTTTCCCCATATCTCTCTCCTCGTTTGCTAAATATTCTATTCCCTCGTCCCTTTGTCTTGCAGTCCAACTTTCAGAGAGGGGTCTATTTTTAATAACATCCACACTTGATATGTGAAATATTTTAAATCTTTTTTCATTATTAAAACATTCCCAAAAATAACCCTGTTTACCGAAGGGTGTAGAGCAGAGCCATATTTCTCCTGCTGTTGTTAATAATGTAGGTTTAGCTGCACTAAATACGGCTTCTCCCATTCTAGAAGCCTCGTCTATAATTAGTATATCCCCTGTAAAACCCCTTACGCTATCTCCTGTTAATCCTACGGGTCTTGCTAATATAACGCTTCCATTTCTTAATTTAATTTGGTTTTTAGTTGGTCTATCGCTTCCCGTTAATATTTCTCTTTTATTTTCTTGCTCTAGGAAATTTAAAGCCATAGAAATAATAAGCTGTGCTTGGTCTTCTGTTAAAGAAACTACTATTATGTGCGTTTCTTTTTCCAACATTCTTTTAATTGCCTTCATAGCAAATACAGAAGTTTTACCAACTTGCCTTCCAGTACATAAACAAATATTTCCTGTTGCTTCTAAAATTTCTTGCTGCCACTCATCCCAGTTAATTTTTTTCATAGGTTATTTTATCATGACAAATAGGGCATAAAGGTTGTAGTTTATCAGGGTCACATAATAGTTTATCCATAATTAAATCTACAATTTGGTTAATATTGTCTGTTCCTTCCCTATGGTGTACTTCTATCTTCTGCTCTTTACCTTTTGCCTTAGATTGTTTAACTCCACATATCTCACATTTGTAATTTGTACGCTTTAAAGCCTCTGCTCTTTCCCTACTTCTTAACCACATTTGCCTTAAATATCCTCTAATTCTACCTCTTGGTGTACCTCTAAACATACTAAAGAGAGAGGCAAACTCATATAAAAAACTATCTTTTTTTATTATTTTAAAAAAGAAAAAAACATTAGCCAAATTAACTCGCGGAGTGATGCTTCCTC